ACTGCCAACCTCAGCGGCGAGGCGCTGCGACTGCTGCAATCGCGCTACGAGGCGAAATACCTCGACATCAGGGCTCGCATGTATGCTGGTCTCGAGCGAGCGCTGGCCATCGGTGTCGCGCTCGAGCAGCGTCGAGAGTATGACCCGACTCGTCACCCCGTCAGGATCTCTGCACCGCCACTGCTGCCAGCCGACAAAAAAGCAGAGCTCGAGGCGCTGACGCTGGCACGCGGTCTGGGTGCCATCAGCCCGGTCGACCTGGTGCGTCATCTGCAGCGGCTCGGTCTGGCCAGTGGCGATGTGCCTGCAGATGACTACCTCTCCGATCTGATGTCGCCAGACGAGCGCACTGGTCTCGACTCTGGACACGTCGCACTGATGGCAGAGGTCGTCTCCGACCTCGACGATGCAGAGCAGCTGCTCGAGCGGATCTCCGAGACGCTGCCTGCAGAGCTCGCAGACGATGTCGCCAGTGTGGTCGAGGCCATCTCCGACGCATCGTCGACGCTGCAGGCAGACATCCCAGACTACGACGAGACCGACGATGCCTAAGCATCAGGGAAAGGCGCCAAAGAGCGACACACCAGCGAAGCGCAGCGAGCGTCGGAGGGGCAGTCGTCGAAACAAGCCAGGAAGCGCCAGCACTGGTCGAGGCATCACATTCAGCGCAGCGACCACCAGCACACTCCGAGACAAAGTCAGGGAGCACAATAAGAGCTATGGTGCTGACCCGTCGAGGCGAGCGACCCTGTCGATGCTCAAGGCGGTCTATCGTCGAGGGTCTGGCGCATTCTCGACGAGTCATAGCCCAGCAGTGCGCTCTCGAGACCAGTGGGCGCTCGCCAGGGTGAATGCGTTTCTGGTGCTGCTGCGGACGGGCGCACCCAGGAATCCGAAATACACGACCGACAACGACTTGCTGCCAACTGACCATCCTCGCTCGACCAGGTCATCTCGTCGATGAGTCTGGTGGCAGACACACTGGCGCACCGACGCTGGCTGATCGGCTATGAAAACAGCGCCATCCGAGAGATCATGGCTGTCTATAGCAAGCGGACCAGACGCATCGTCGAGCGTCTGCAGAGCATCGAGCGCCAGCTGGCCACAGGTGCACCGCTGACACCAGCGCAGGCAGCCCAGGCAGGTCGAGACCGAGTCAGACTGCGTCGACTGTACGAGCGGTTGTCCGTCGATGTGCAGGCCACACTTCAGACCAGACTACAGACTGCAGCGAGCACAGAGATCAAGACATCGGTGCGGAATCTCAGCGCTGGTCTACCTCGAGGGATCACAGCCCGCGCGCCATCGGTGGACATCAGGACGCTGATCCAGAATCCGACCGCTGGCCAGCTGTGGGCGGCTCGTCTCGATGCGTCTGCTGGTCCGACCCTGCGTACCATCGACGCTGCGCTGGCCATCAGCATCGACCGAGGCGCCTCGATACCAGATGCGACTCGACTGGTGGCTGCAGCGCTCGACAAGGTCGGTCAGCATCGACGGTCTATCGCTCGCATCGTCCGCACTGAGATCCAGCGCGTGAGCAACGAGGCAGCGCAGGCCACCTATCGAGAGAATCGAGACGTCATCCGATCCGTCCGGTATCTGGCCACACTCGACTCGAGAGTCTGCGAGATATGCCGACCGCTGCACCGTGTGACCTATGATCTGGACGTCGATGGCCAGCATCGAGGCCCGGTCATCCCCCAGCATCCGAATTGCAGGTGCTTCTATGCACCAGTCACATTCTCAGTCGCAGAGATCATCTCGAGGAGGCGATGATGCCCTGGAAGAGCAGCACACCCCCCAGCGCAGTCGCCAGAGCAGCGCAGCGCGCCATCGACATCCGAGAGACCCTGGCGCCATCTCGTCGAGGAGGGACTGCAGTGGGGCTGGCACGCGCGCGCCAGCTGGCAGCGAGAGAGCGCGTCTCGATAAACGTCATACGGCGAATGGTGTCATTTTTTGCACGACACGGCGCCAGTCCAGGGAGCGCAGAGGCCCGACAGGACAGCACCAGCAAAGCTGCTCAGGCCTGGGGGCTGTGGGGCGGTACACCTGGTCGTGCATGGGCTCGTCGAGAGCTCGCCAGATACGAGCGAGAGCAGCGCTGATCACTGTCGCTGCAGCACCCGACAGCGTCTCTCGATGGCAGACAGGATCGTGCGTCGACCGAGACCATCCTGCTCGAGACGAGCGAGGTCTGCCAGCTGCTCGAGGTCGGTCATCTGACCGATCCGGCCTCCGACGATGGCCACATTCCCCACCAGGGTCTCTGCGAGCTCGTCTGCACTGTCGCAGGCGATGGCCTCGCTGGTCTGCGTCTGGTAGCGCTCGAGCGCTGCTTCTGCGAGATGGCGCTGCCCATGCTGCTCGAGCAGTCTCCATCCTGGCGCGGACTTGTCGACCACCATCCACGCACCCACTGTCTCTATGATCTCGACGGTCATTGGTTACCTCTGTGTTGTTGCGTCAACACATTCTATGCTATACCGAGTTATCAATAACCTGTGGATAACTACCCTCAGACGACGCCGGTCTTAATCGGGCGATAAGAGGAGGGGCCGTGAGCGAGCCATCAGATACCCCGTCATCAGAGCAGAACACCAGCGAGGCGCCAGATGGCAGCCAGTCTCGAGGTCTGCAGCAGGCGCTCGCAGCGGAGCGAAAGAAACGCCAGGAGCTCGAGCAGCGTCTCTCGACATGGGAAGCGGAGCAGCGCCAGCAGAAAGAAGCCGAAGCAAAGAGGCGAGGCGAATTCGAACAGCTGTACCAGACAGCCAGCACCGAGCTCGAGTCGGCTCGAGAGCAGCTGGCCGCATTTCAGGCAGCCGAGACATCTCGCCTCGAGCGCGTCACGCAGAGCAACGAGCAGCGACTGGCAGCACTGCCGGAAACATTCCGCTCACTGGTGCCAGCTGGCCTCGCTCCCGACCTGGTCGCAGATCAGATCAGCAGGCTCGAGAATGTCGTCTCCCAGAATACCCCGACTGGTGGCATACCACCCAGGACCGGGAAGATCGGAGAGGACAAAATACCTGCAGAGTGTATCCGAGAGGCCGAGCGCTACGGGTACAGCGATGCACGCAACTATTACAATCGAGTATGGAAACCTCGTCAGGAGCGCAGCCGATAGGCGGCCTCGACCCTGCGAGACTAAACACCGAGCAGGAGGCCGAAAGTGGCTAAGGGCTTTGACTATGCGTATGGCGACCGCGTGCTGGTCCGTCTACCGCTTGACAGCACGTCAGCAGACATCGAGGTAGGTGACGCCATCACCGCCAGCGGTGCGACTGCCAACTATTACAAAGAGGTCGACGCTGCCTCTGAGAGCACTGTGGGCATCGCTGTCGAGAAGGTGACATCACCAACCACTGACGGCGGTGCGACTGTGCTCGTCAATGTGAGCGAGCAGGCTTACTACCGCGTCAATGTGGGGAATGGCACGCTCGCCTCGACGATGCAGCTGAAGTCGTGCGACATCGCAGCATCAGGCGATGCCATCGACGTCGCAGCCAGCACCACTGATAATGTTCTGATCCATGATGTCGACGTCGATGACAACAGCTGCATCGTGTCGCTGATCATGGCCACCTATGGAGGGGTCGTCTGATGATCTCAGGAACACAGATCCAGGAACTGATCGAGAATGATGGCTATCCAGCTATGTTCGAAACCTACGAGCGCGAAACGCCACTGTATCCCCAGGTCGCAGAGGTCGTCTCTGTGGGCGATGCTGGCGCCCCGTTGTACGGTGACAAGGGCAGCGTCTTTCAGAACGTCGACCGATTCATGCCCATCGAAGATGGTGCAGATCCAGAGGACAGCACGCTCGACAAGGGCTGGACGTGGCAGTGCGCGATCAAGCGCTACAGCCGACGGATTCGCATCCCTGCGACCCTGCTGGCAGCAAATCGTCTCTCCGAGGCTCGCGATAGCATCGTGACCGCTGCTCGAGAGTGGGGCGAGCTCGCCATCATTCAGAAGGACGACCACCTCGCCGGTCTCTTTCAGAAGGGTACGCTGACCGCTGGCAGCACTGAGTATTTCGACAACAGCTACCTGCAGAACGCAGATCCGAACGCGGGATTCATTTACGATGGACTGCCGTGGTTCGATGGTGCTCACACCATCGGTGGCGGCTCGTCGACGTACAGCAACATCAGCACCAGTCTCGCTCTCACAGAGGCAAACCTCGAGACGGTGTTGACCACGATGCGCCACACCAACGCAGTCGACGACCGTGGTGACCGTGTCGTGATTCGACCGACACACCTGGTCGTCCCTCCCGCGCTGATCTTCACTGCCAACAAGATCCTGAACAGCGTGCAGCTGCCAGGATCGGCAAACAACGATGTGAACCCGCTGCAGGGTGCTCTGATTCCGGTCAGCTGGCGAGCGCTCACTGATGCAGCATCGTCGAGCGCATTCTGGGTCATCCAGGCAGGTCGCGGCCTGCGCTGCTATGACTCTGGCGCCCCGACGCTGCGTCAGTATCAGCACATGAATGGTGATATTTCCATCATCGCTGAGTATCAGTTCGGTGCGACCGTCACCAACTGGCGGTATCACTATGCGGCCAACAAAGCCGACAGCTGATCGAGGTATATCGTGGCTTTCACCTACGACATCACCACTGACCGAGGTCGCGTCAGGTTCAATCTCTCCGACACATCGTCGACGGCGTACGTCTTCGAAGATGCAGAGATCGACCAGATGCTCTCGGTCGAGGGCAGTGTCGATGGTGCCACGATTGCGTGTCTGCGCGTCCTGCTCGTCGACAAGGGCAGACGCGCAAAATCATTTTCTATGCAGGGTCTCTCGCTCGACGACACAGCGCAGATCGAGGCGATCAAGGCCGCGCTGACCGTCTATGGGGGCGACCTGCCATCATTCGCTGTAGTCATGCCGGATTTGTTACCGATGGACTATGGCTTCGACGAGCCCATCATTCTCTGAGGTGACCAGTGGCCATCGGTGATACGTTTACAACCGGACCAAACAACGCCCACCGCATCAACGGTAGCGGAGTCTATTTCGAGACCGTGCAGAGTGTCGACATGGGCAACGCAGCGCACGCTCTGGTCGTCGGTGCAGCTGGCGCGGCGCAGACCCAGCTGACCGGGAACATCGTCCTCGTCGACCCTGCTGGCGGTGCTCAGAATCTGACCCTGCCAGCTGAAGCAGATTTCATCGGGCAGCTGGTGATCTGCAATACAGCCGACGCAGCAGAGGCCATCACGGTCAAATCAGATGGTGGTGGCACCATCATTACCCTCGACCAGAACCAGAGCGGGCTCTGCGTCTGTGATGGTGCTGCGTGGTTCGGGTTCATGGGTGGCGTCACCTGATGCGTCAGCGAGGCGCAGACCTGATCTCTCCGATCCTGCGAGCAGCCATTGATGCTGACATCGCAGGCCTGGTGGGTGATGCTGACGTCTCGCCTCTGACCATCACGGTCTCGACTCCGACTGGCCGTGCTGTCTCGGATGCTGCAGGCACGGTCACGATTACATCTGATGATGATGTGGTCTCTGTGCTGCGCGCAGAGGTCACACTGCAGGATGTCGCGGAGTCATCTGGTGGTCTGCAGCTGGGAGACATTCTCTATCATGTGCAGGCCAGCACACTCTCGAGCGCACCGACGCTGGCATCTGTGGTCGTCGATGGCGCTGACCGTCGACAGGTCGTCAGCGTCTCGACTGACCCTCTCGGTCTGGTCTACACGCTGACAGCGAGGCGCACACCATGAGCGTCTCTGTGTTCATCGACCGAGACAGGCTGACACCAGCCATCCGAGCCATGATCGACCGATTCCCAGAAATCGGAGACCAGATCATCCGTAAGCTCGCCTTCGACATCGTGGCTGGCGTAGCGGAGCGCGTACCTGTCGACACAGGTCGATACCGGGCTGGATGGCGTGTCTCGCTCGATGTGCTGGCTGGTGATGGCACCAGCGAGACCGTCGACGTCGAGGAGAGTGGCGACAGGATGCGAGTCATCGTCACCAACCCTGTCGAATACGGCGTATACATCGAGTATGGCACTGCGACGAGGGCGCCAGGTCTGCAGCTGCAGACCGCCATCGCAGCTGCGCGGGCTGGTCTGGGCCTCGAGACCATCGCTGCACCCATCGTCGACGTCTGGGAGGAGTCGACCTGATGGCCGTGCACGCGACAGCCCGGATCGACTGGATACAGGCACGTCTGATGGGCTGGCTTCGCTCACAGACGCTGACAGGTACGCCAGCCATCGCAGAGGTCGACGAGCCAGCGCTGGCCAGTCAGAGCGGCCCCTGGGCGCGCGTAGCATTCGACGAGCTGCCACCAGAGCCCATCGGTCGATGGGACGCGACCACATCAGCCATGCGCCTCTCGCTGGTGATGTCGGTCGAGCTATTCTGGCCCAGCTCGACGAGCGAGAGCAGCCCGGTCTCATTCCGTCAGCACATCCAAGCAGCGTCGGAGCTCCGAGACCTGATGACGTTCCTGCGTCTCTCGGTCGAGGATTACAGCGTGCCAGCATCGCCGTCGACGGTCACAGATGCGATGCTGGCCATCTCGTCTGCAGAGATCCGACGAATACCAGACACAGACGGCTATCGTCGACGACAGGTGCGAGGTATCGTCACCTGGGTCGGTCGGTTTGCCGATCCATTCGCATAAAGGAGGCCCATCATGGCATCTCTCGACAGCAGCACACCACTC